AAAGAAGGTGTGAGAGATTTAGGTAAAGTAACTGGTATTAATGATAGTCAGTTTGTAACAAACACACAACACTTTTTAGAAAAATGGTTTTCACCTGCTGCTGGTATAGATAAAGCATCTCTTAGAGAAATAGAGATGGGTGAAGCTGATTTTAGAGATATAAAACAAAAGGCAGAAGATATAGCAGAAGATATTGATTCTGCATTTAAAATTAATTTTAAAGACCCAGATGAAACATTTAAAGTAAAAAGAGAAATTGTAAAAAAAGAATCAGAGTTTGCTGATTTAGATAGTGACGACCCTTTTGGTCTTGATGTTGAAGATGTTGTTAAAACAGAAACAGAAACATTAAATCCTATTGATTTAGTAAATGCTGCTATGGAAGGTGATGCTGCTGCTTTAGATATTCTTAAAGTAAGAAGTCCTGAAATGTTTGATGTAATAGAAAGATTTGATGGATTAAGAAAAAATGTTTATCAAAGAATAAATGAGGTAGAATTATACACAAGTAAAAAACTACAAAATATTTATAAAAAAAATCCTACTTATGTAAGAGATGTATTTGATAAATTTACTAATACTTCTAGAGAACCTTTTTCTAATTTTGTAAATAAAAATAAAAACTTTTTAAATGAGTTTGAAAAATTTGTATTTAGTGATAGTCAAATAGAATATGCACAAAGACTAGGACTAAGAGATGTAGATGGTAAATTTAAACCTATAGATAGAAGTGTTAAAAATAAAATTTTATTAAAAGAAGCACAAAATTTGTATGACCCAACTAAAAGAAAAAATTCTAAGTATGGTGCATTGACAAAAAAAACTGAAGTACCAGAAGTAATAAAATTAATTTATGGTAAGAATGTAAATCCTGCTATTAGAGCAACACAAACAATAGCTGGTATTGTAGAACCTATTTCTGATTTACGTATAGCCTCTGGATTAAAGTCTAGTTTAGAAAGAAGAAATATAGGAGCTATGGCAGACAATTCTGTAGAGGCTGCTTTAAAAACAGGCACTGATGAAGATATGGTTCCTTTAATATCTAATAAAAGTGATATAAATAAAGAACAACGTATAGATGCACCTTTTGAAATACGTGGTGATATATATGACCCAGACTTAGAAAAATTTTATATACCTAAAAGTGTAGCAGATAAAATAAAAGCTATGACAGATAGAACAGGATATCTGTCTAAAAATGAACTTCTTGGTCCTCTTGCTCAAGCATTTGCTGCTTCACAAGGTTACTTAAAAAAAGGTAAAACTGTATATAGTCCATTTGCACATATTAGAAACTTTCTAGGTGCTATGCAAAACGTGGCTAACTCTGGTAACTGGGGAGGCATTGGTTCTTTTGCTAAAAAAATACAAACATCATCAGCAGATGATAAGAAAGCCTTTTTTAATAATATGAGAAGAATGGGCATATCCGGAACTAACGTAGAATTAAATCAAATACTAAATCGACTAACAGACTTAGGTGATATTAGTGAAGATAACTTAAAAGGTTTATCAGGTTGGGCATCTAGAAATTTAGTAAGAACAACTTCTCTTGGTGTTAGTAGTTTAGAAAAAACTAAACATGGTAGAAGAGTTTCTAGAAAATTAGAAAAGTTATATACTCAGACAGATGATGTGGGAAAGATGATGGCATTTCTTGGTGAAAGAACTAAAGCACAAAGAATGTTTGATGAAATGTCAGATGCACAAAAGAATGCTTTTAGAACTAAATATAGAAACACATTTGATAGAGACCCAGCAACACCAACAGAAAAAGAAGCTGAAAGAATGTTACGAGTTGCAGAAGTTGACATTACTAAAGAGTTTATTGATGGTCAAAAAGTAAGAAAGTTTAGCCCTAAAAAAGTATCTGCTACTAAAGCTAAATATGAAAAACTATTAAAAGAGTTTGATAGTAAAATGCTTGATGAGTTTGCTACACAAAAAGCACTAGATGTTATGCCTGTATATTCTAGAATACCTAGAGTATTAGAAAAGATGAGAGGCATACCTGTTATTGGTTCTTTTACTGCTTTTCCTGCAGAGAACTTACGTAATAAATATAATGTATTAAAATTAGGTGCACAAGAAATACGTGATGGTTTTGAGTTAGGGAATGGTTCACTAATTAGAACAGGAGCTAATAGGTTATTATCTCAAGGTGCTATAGCATCTGCACCAATTATAGCAGCATACGCATATAATGAAACAAATGGTACAGATAAAGTAATGCCTTTTGTAAGAGAATCTTTTCCTGAGTGGTCTAAGTATCATGCTTTACAAATTAGAAAAAGAAAAAACAAACAAGGTGAAGATGAATATGCAGTAACTGATTTAAGTTATAATAATCCAGACCAGTTTGTATTAGATATTATTAGTCCTTTAATGGTATCTGCAGCAAATGGTGAAGATGTAACAGCAAACTTAGATGAGTTATTTAAAGATGTTATCATAGGAACTGCAGAACCTTTTGTTGATAAATCATTAGCACTACAATATGCACAAGAAATGTTAGGTTTTATAAGAGCTGATAATCCTGAGATTGCTGCTGATAAGTTAACAAGAGCATATAAAATATCGGAGCCTGGATTAATAAAAAATTTAAGAGAAGTAGCAGGTGATTTAGGTGCATACCAAGCTATAGATAAATTTTCAGATGTTATGGGTGTAGAAGCAACACCTGGTTCTTATCTACAATCTAAATTAGAACCATTATATTATGGTGATAAAAGAAGAACAATTAGTGATGCAGCAAGTGTATCTGCATATTTAGCAGAGGCAGGATTAGTAGGAGATAATTTTTTAATACCTTTTACCCCAGCATCTAGAGAGACAATATTAAATCCACAAAAGCAGTTAGGCTTTGCTGTTAAAACTTTAATGCGTAATGCTAACTCTGATTTTAATATCGCATCTAAAACTATTAAAAATAGATTAAAAGATACCACAGCAAACTTTACATTAAAAGGTATGTTAGATTTATATAAAGATGCTATTGAAGAACAATTTGCAGCACAACAAGGTATAAACCAATTAGTAAGAAGTTTATCTGAGTTCATGTCAAAAGACGATATATTAAAAATGTTACGTAGTAAGTCTATTAAACAAGCTGGTAATCTTTCTGATAAAGAAATATTTGGTATCTTAGATGGTAGATTTATAGCACCTAAATTTGACACAAAGTTTTTTAAAGAACTACAAAGAGACTTTCCAGAGATGGAAAAAAGAACACCTTATATAGCTACAAAGTTTGCAGATTTATTTGATTTATATAATGATAGAAGTTTATTAACAGAATTACCAGAGATTAATATTAAAGGAGACTAAGATGGCAGATATGACAATGATATGGAATGCAATACTAACAATGGCAATAGGTGGATTTCTATGGTGGATACGTTCTACGTCTGCTGCTATTAGTAAAGTAAAAGATGAACTAGCAAAAGCTAAAGAACAAATGGCACTAAACTATGCCACTAAAGAAGATGTAAAAGATGATATGTCACAGCTTATGCAAAGATTTGATAGATTAGAAAGTAAGATAGATGATATGATTAGAAGGGCAGCCGAGAAGTGACAACTGTTTTTCTATTAGTGTTATATCTAGGTAGAGCACAGCAAGAAAGTAATATGATGTTTGCTGATATAAATAGATGTAAATACTTTGCAGCTAGGGTGATGAGACAACCAGCAAATCCTGCAACAAAACAAAAATATACAGCAATATGCAGACCAGTAGAAGTAGATTTAAGTAATCCAAAAGTTAGAGTTTATAGGTGAAAGGATATTACAATGATTGACCCAAAAGCATTAGATGCATTATATGCTACACTAGGTGATATACAGGCAGCTAATCAACCTGTAGAAATTATTGAAGAACAACAAAAAGCACCACCACAAAAAGATGCTTTAGTTGAAGAACTACTTGCACAAAATACTGAGGAACTTAGTGATATGTATGAAACTATGATGGCAGGTGCTGGAGAGTTTGGAACTGGAGAATATAAAGGACCAACTAAAAAACAATTAGGTTTAACACCAAAGGTTATAGTTGATGAAGGACCACAAGATTTTATGGTTAAAGAAGAGGTTATAACACCTAACGTGTTAAAACAACAAGTAGATTTAGAACAAGAATTAGAAAAATTACCACAAATTAAACCAGAGCCTGTAGTTGCAGAGCAATCTCAACCTGTAGAAAGTTTAGGTACAGCAATAGTAGTAGCACCTCCTGAAGAAACATTAAAAGATAAAGAACAACCTAAAGCAGAGGAAAAAGCAGAGGATAAAAAACAACCAAAAGGTTTTACTTTTGATGATACATTTACAAATTATTTTAAAGGTGCAGAGGGATATTTAAAAGAATATAATTTAGCAGGTGAGTATAAACAAAAAATAAAAGATAAAAGTGCAGAAGAAATAGCAAAAATAAAAAAGACTTATGATATTGGTTACGGACATAAATTAACAGATGAAGAGTTTAAAACAGGAATAGTGTATGGTATAAAAGTTAGAGATGATAAGGGTAATAAAATAGCATTAACTGATGAACAAGCTAACTTTATTTTAAGAAAAGATATTGAATCAAAAGCACAAGACACTGTAAGAGATTATAAAAATGTTACAGGTAAAAACTTTTTAGATTTAGATAAAAATCTTCAGAATGTTTTAGTAGATTCTGCTTTTAATGGTGTTCCTATAAGAGATACAAAAGGACTAAAAAAAGCACTTAAAGATAACAATGTTTTTAATATTATAAAAAATCTTACAGATAGAACTACATATAGTGCAGAAGTTAAAGGTAATGTTTATTTAGGAGATAGAAATAAAAGACTTTGGAATAGTTATTTAGATAAATATGCAAAAAATAATTTATCAGAAGAGTTATATGAGAAAGCTAAAAAATTAGTATTAGAAACTCATCAAGGACCAACACCCACAACTAAAAGGAAAATGGCACAACTAAGATAAAAATAAAATAATCCATTAACAATTAAGAGGCAAACATGGACCCAGTTACAGCATTTGGTGTAGCTACCACTGCATACAAAACTATTGTAGCAGGATTCAAAGTAGGTAAGCAAGTAGAAAGCATGTCTAAAGATTTAGGCAGGTGGATGGGTGCTATACAAGCAGTTAAAGAAGGACATAGTAAAAAGAAAAATAGAATGTTTGGCTCTGTAGAAGAAGA